GATGATCTAGCACAATAGGAACGCGCTCCCCTTCCCATCCCATCCCCAGGGACGGGAGGGGAGGGGGGTACCCCTGGGGCGGGCGGCTCTTGTGCAGTATGGGGGTCCCTCACAGATTTTTCAGCTAAAGTTCTCGGGTCGGGTTTCAGCTTGTGTCATGAGTCAAGGGTGTCTGAGTGGCACGTAGGGTCCTTGTAGGAGACGAATTAAACGAATAAGACGAAATAAGCCACCCTTTATTCGTTTAATTCGTAAGTCAATACTGGGTCAGTGAACGTTGATAAGCAGGCAAATGACGCTCTAGCGCTCATATGGCTTATGGGGAGTGCTGGGATGACCTATGCGGTCGATGCGGGGGTTCTCGTCATCACGGGAGTAGAGGGATCACCGATTGAAGAGCTTGTGGGGCTCCTGAAGCCATACAAGGAGGCGATCATTGCCTATCTCAATGTCCTTGAGCTTAATAAGTCGGCCAGGACTGATATCGATGAAGCCTACGACGCCGGGATGCGTCTAGAATGACCCTTAGAAGTTGAGTGGTTTACCAGCGCATGACGACTACTACTAGGCCTGAGTTTCTGAAGATAGAGGGTAGGACGATGTCTCTTAACTTCCATTCCGTCCAAACGCGGGTATGGGAGGCTACGAGGCGGTTTGTGGTGATGTTGATGGGGACGCAGGGTGGGAAGACGTCCTTTGGGCCTCACTGGTTGCACCGAGAGATATTGGAGAAGGGGCCGGGGGATTATCTGGCCATATCTGCCACGTTCCCGTTGCTCAATCTCAAGATGTTGCCGGAGTTCCTATCGGTATTCAGGGATATCTACCATCTTGGGACGTGGCACGAGGCTACCAAGGTATTTCAGTTCCATGACGATGAAACGCGAGTAATCTTTGGTTCGGCCACCAATCCAGAGCAGATCGAGTCTGCGACCGCAAAGGCGGCATGGCTGGACGAAGCGGGCCAGAACCAGTTCCGTCGGCAGACCTGGGACGCTGTACTTAGGCGGTTATCGATACATGAAGGGCGTATTCTGATAACTACTACCCTTTACGGGATGGGGTGGCTCAAGACAGAGGTGTACGACCGGTGGAAGGACGGTGACCCGGACTTCGACGTTATCCAGGGAGATTCCATTGAGAACCCGGCTTTTCCAGAAAGGGAGTACCAGAGGGCCAAACGGTCCATGCCACAGTGGAAGTTCAACCTTTTCTATCGTGGGATGTATGACCGCCCCGCGGGTCTGATATATGATGCCTTCGATGAGGATGTGTGCAAAATACGCCGATTTAAGCTCAATCCAGACTGGCCTCGGTACGTTGGGCATGACTTTGGACCCCAGAACACCGCAGCCGTCTGGTATGCGGAAGACCCGGCCACAGGGCTGTGGTACTGCTATAGAGACTATCGGGCCGGAAATCTGTCTGCCTTCGAGCACGCCGCTAAATGGAAGGACCTATCCAAGAACGAGAATATCGTTAGGCGTGTAGGGGGCGCCCGAGCCGAACAGGGATGGCGTGATGCCTTTACCGCCGCTGGATGGCCGATAATGGAGCCCAGTGAGTACGAGGTAGAGGTAGGCATAAATCGTGTCTATGGCTGGCATAGGCTGAACAAACTAATGGTTTTCGATGACGTTGGACTTTACCTGGACGAAAAACTCACATATAGTAGAGAACTAGACGAGCATTACGAGCCTACACTCAAGATCGCCAATAAGTCCGCATTCCATCTTATGGACGCAGAAAGATACCTGTTTACCGGATTCCGAGCCGATACAGACCCAAATAGACGGTCCTTTGCGCGAGTCTATGAGTTTACAGACGATCCAAGGGAGCCCGCCCGCCTATGATCTTCGACACCCCTGGTGACGTAATACAGGCCGTTAGCGACCGCCAGGCCGATATGAGGCTGCTACGCACCCGGTTTGAGGCGGACTACGATCTAATCAACCTCGTTCCCTACGAACCAGAGCGTAAGGGATATAACGCCTATACTTCTCCGGCCCCCCGTAATTTTTTCGACAAAGTTGGTGACGGCCTCAACCGGGCCGAGCTTCAGATAGCTATAAATCTTCCTGAATCCGCAGACCAGGAGAGCAAGGATTCGGCCTCGACCGGCGAATTGCTGCTTTTCGGTGCTCTAAACGATATAGACCGTCGCCTGCGTAATATTGGAGAGCCCCGTTTCCGTTCTAGTGCAGGATGGTATGTCAGGGCCAGGGGCTGGCTGGGTATTCGGTGCCTGGTTTATATCCCTGACGGCGAAGAGAATGTTGTCTTCGACGCGATGCCCTGGGACCCATTGCATATGACGTGGGAGACGGGTACAAACGGCCTGTTGTGGGGCGCATACACCACCTGGGTCAGCCCGGCATCTATCGAGGATGAGTGGGGTGTCAAGATCGAGACCAACGAGAAGTTGGTTCGCAAGATCGACATCTTCGACAAGACTGACAACGCCGTTATAGTCCAGGAAGACTGGATCAAGGAGCCCAGGCCTCATGGGCTCGACCACACTCCCGTGTTCATCGGGTCTGTTGGCTCAATGCCTACGGTATCACGGGACGCGGACGTTTCTCAGTCTGGCTCCATAGGCTCCGATCCAAACTCGACCTTCGAGGCTATGGGTGACTCTGTCTTCCAGTCCGTTCGAGAGATATACGAGCCGAGAAACAAGCATGTGTCCCGTCTTATGGACATGCACGAACGGGCAATGGTGGGCAGCCTGGTCCACGAGAGCGAGGACGGATTCGAGGAGATCAAGGGAGACCCGTTCCGGTTCTGGCGGGCTATCAAGATCAGGTTCGGCAAAGAGAAGATATACCCGCTTCAGGTTCCCTCGCCTCCCGAGTCTACAGGGGCCTTGCTGGGAATATTCGACCGAGACATAGAGCAGTCCACCCTGCCCTACCCCCTGGCCTATGGCGGGATAAACGACCCTATGTCGGGCCGTGCTCTGGCAATTCTCACGGACGCAACACGTTCGATATACAACCCCCGCACCGACCTGCTTGCGAACGGATACCTATGGCTCTGCGAGGAGATACTGAGCCAGTACGCCACGAAGATCGACAAGTCTTCGACCATAAGTGGGTTCCAGGGATTCGAGCATGATGCTCCCTTCTTCAGTACCCAGATCAAGCCTTCGTCCATCGACAAAGGGTGGATGGTCTCTGTTTCGGTCGAGCCAAGGTTGCCAAGGGATCAGGAGTCGGAGATACTGATGTCGTTGCAGGCCACTACCCGGCGCGACGGGCAGCAACTACTGTCCAACGAGACGGCACGGGCCGACATTATGAAGATACGTGATCCCCATTCGGAGGAGCAGAAGGTGTTGGCCGAGATGGGGAGGTCTCACCCCGCCGTCATGCAGGCCCAGCTCGTTGCTGCCCTTCGGGAGCAGGGAGACGACGACGCCGCCGACGTGGTAGAGAAGCTCGGGCAACAGGCCCAGGCCGGACAGCCCCCAGGAGGGCCGCAACAGGGTGGGCCAGAGGGCCAGAATGGTGCGGCGCCGCCCATTCCTCCCGAGGCACAGCAGATGATTGTCGCTGTCCTTGGAATATTGGAGCAGACCGGTCAGGAAGAGTTGGCAGAGGTATTCATGCGTGCGGTTGAAGCCAGGCAGAAACTACCGGTAGAAGTCGCGGTGCAGATCGCCCGCATACTCATAGAGGCGGGCCGTGAGGACGTTGCCAGAGCCTTTGCACAAGCGTTCGCGCCCCCGACCCAGGCTGGTCCGCAGGGTGGCCCGCAGGTCGGCCCGCAGGTCGGCCCGCAGGCTGGTCCACAGGGTGGCCCGCCGGGTGGCCCACCGGGTGGGCAGCAGGTCGGCCCGCAGGGTGGACCACAGGGCGTTCCGCAGGGTGGTCCACCGGGTGGTCCGCCGGTACAGCCGGTACAGCCGAGGTAGATAGATGCCTACTCAAGAAGAAATAGAATGGCTTGAACAACAAGCGGCGCCCCCAACGTCGCCGAGCCATATGGCCGACTTGTACCACGATGGCCAGATCGGATACTGGACAGCCTACGAGGCTATCAAGCACCTCCTACGGCAGCCAGGTAGTGGCGTAGATCCGGGAGCCCGGGAAAGTTATACCCGAACTCTGCTCGGCCTCGATCCGGGAGACAGCGGCCAGCCTGTAGAGGCAGAGGAGGAGGAGGCAGCGGACGAGGTGGCGGAGGAGGCGGCGGCGGAGGCGGCGGAGGAGGCGGCGGAGGAGGAGGCGGCGGAGAAACCAGGGGCTCCACCTCCGCGGCGGAAAACCAGTTTTGCAGGTTTAGTATGGATGCAAAACCCCGGTAGCGAGTGGAGAGATAACCCCTCGAACCTATACCGAATACAAGTACGGCCAGAGCAGGTAGACGGCCTGGTCGCCGACGGCTGGTCTAGAGAAGATGAAGATATAACGGCATCAGAATGGGCCAGGATAACGGGAACAGCTGTCGGGTCCACTGAGTACATCGCAATGTGGGGTGAAGATGCTGAAGAAGATGACATCATTGGTATTGGTGAAGATGACCCTATAGGAGCATTTAGCCGACGCACGAGGTTCCTTTCAAGCATAGGACAAGGAGGACGTGGCCCAAAAGATCCGTATGAGATGTATCAGGCCGGTCTATTCAATCCTCTAAATCGTCTTTTCGAGTTGAAAGACCTATTCGGTATTGCGCTAGGAGATACGGTCCCAGAAGAAGAGACCTTCTTTGGTAGGGGCGCAGAGTTTGCCAGAGATCCTAAGAGTATCTACGAGCAGTCCCGCGATCTTCTAGCCCAGTTGCTCAATCTAGGGAAAGAGCGCCGGCGAATATCAGGGGTAACTTTTACCCCTGAGTGGGATGGTGATTTTGGGCAGACTGCTGCTGACATTTCAAACCAACAGATGGCGGATTTATTTCACATGGCACTCCGAAGCAAGACAAGTCGTGGAACGGCCGATCGCTTTGCCTCACGCCTGAAGAGGAGGCCGGGTGACGAAGGTGAACTTGGCATAGAGCAGTCTCTACATGAGGAGGCCACGGCGGCTGGATTAACGGAGCAGCCGTTTTTGGAATGGATACGTGATAAGTACAACCTAGGTAGCCTACTAGGTGTGTAGGGTAAGATAGACAAAACGGAGGTATTGATATGACAATGCAAGCACAAAGCCCCAGAACACGGTATCTACAGAGCCTTGGACTCCTAGGCGACCAATACCGAACTCCCGCACAGCGGTATCAGGCAGGGCTCTTTGATCCGCTACAACGACTATTCGACGTTAGAAGTCGGTTCGGTCTTGAGACAGGATCTCTCGTCCCAGAGCAAGAGAAGTTCTTTGGCACCACAAGTGCACGGGGCTTTAGAGATGATCCCGGCTCGATCTACTCAGGGGCACAGGATGTCCTTGGGGGTCTTCTTGGTCTCGGTCGTGGCGGTAGACAGGAAAAGGGTGTGGGATTCATGCCTACCTGGGGCGGCGATGTTGGAATGATGCCTGCCGATGTAACATCCGAGGATGCTGCCGACCTAATGCGTCTTGCGTTACGGGGTGCTACGAGTCGAGGTGCGGCCAATCGTTTCGCACAACGGATTGCAGGAGGTGTAGAGCAAGGTCTATTTGAGCGGGCGGTTGCAGGAGGGGGAACCGCGGGAACCGAGGCCGGGGAGCTAGGGTTCCTGAATTGGCTTGCCAACAAGTATGACCTCAAAGACCTACTCGGCCTAACATATACCTAGGACTGATAGGGGGCTACAATCCCAAACTTCCCAGATACCATAATGGACGTAGACAACCCCTGGCGCTGGTGGTTTGAGGACGATCCCAGCCTCCAGTACCAAATGGCCCGTCCACAGACGGGTTCGCCTAGCTATCTGGACTATTTCCGCCAGCCGAGCGCAGAGGCCCGTGTGTTCGGGGACTGGGAGACGGCCCAGGCACGGCTGGCGGCCCAGGGCTTGCCCCCGAACATAAAGAGTATCGACTTTCTCAACGAATACCCGTTCTGGACAGAATATGCGCGTCTAGGCCCGTCACAACGTGGTGGCAGCACTAACGTTCGGTTCGCCCCTCCAGGATCATTCCGTATTCCTCCTGGGTTTTAACCCGTGGCCACAGTACCCTGGGGACAGTCGGTAGCTGAGTCCTTCGTAGAAGACCGTAAGGCCCTACGGTTCAAACCCCCTACTCCGAGACCCCCGCCATCCCCTGGTCCCGCTCCTGTTGCTACCCCAGCGCCTAGGCCTACCCCGGCGCCTAGGCCTGCCCCGGCGCCTAGGCCTGCTCCCGTCCCCACGCCTACTTCGCGGGCTCCGGCCCAAAGAGAGGATAAGGGCCGGTCTATCTTCGACCGAATTATG